AGCACCGGTGTGTCTGGCCCCAAGGTTTGCAACAGCGCAATGAACTGCGCCTGCTCGTACTCGCGAGCGATGATGCCAAGGGTTGCCGTCGGGATGAAGTTCATATCCACCGACGGATACCGCTCGGGGTCGAACTGCATGTATCTAAACGCCGACTTCTTGATGAACGGCATCAAGAAGTCTTCTTGGAAGTTCACCAACGTGCGCTTGTACTTCTTAATAATCGAGGCAACCGCCATCGACATGCCGGCGTTGCCGCCGTCACGCGAGACTTGACTGACCATACCCTGTGAGTCCAACGTGCCGGTTGCCTGCAACAGCATCGTCTCAAACCGCTGGGCGGTGGCCAAGTTGTCGTTCGACGTCTGACCAAACTTGAACGGGAACAGAATCTCGTTCGGGTTGCCGTTGGTTAGAATCGCCTTGCCCGGACGCACTTCAAACTTCGCCCCACGCGGCAGACGCGTCGCATCCATTGCCATCATTGGAGCCGATGTCAGCGCCAGTCCGTCCAGGTGCGAGCGCACTTCTGCGTCAATCGCCTTCTGCATGTTGTACGCCTTCTCAACCGTCCCCCGTCCTAGCAGACGATTCGGCACCGTGTCGTCCTGGTACGACAGCACCGGACGATCCTTCATCATGTACGGATTCTCTTCGGCCTTCAAGAGCATCCCGTCGTTGGCGATCACAACGATCGCCTCGACCATGTCGCTGTAATCCTCGGCTGCTGAATCCTCCGGGAACAGATCGACCATCTCCTCGTCGCTTTCGTTCAACTTGGCGATGTACTCTTTAGGCACCAGACCGTAGTAGGTCAGAAGCTTGACCTTCTCATCCTCGTAGGAGCTGACCTCTTGCGTGGGCTCGAGATCAGTATCTTCATACGTCGGGGTGATGTTGACTTTGCGATAGATGCCGCGCTCGATGTTGCGCACCACCTTGTGGATCGAGACGTACTTCTCAATCGCCACGCCCATGCAGTCGTCGACCGACGTGCCGTTTGGATCAAATAAGAAGTTCTTAGGGTTTACCGGCACCAACTTCACCGACACCCGCGGCTTCTCGATCACGCCAATGGCCGCCTGCCCCACCTGCCCAGGAATCGGTTGCGTGGCCGGCATGTATTCCTTCTCCATGCTGACCACGATCTCACCAATACCGGTGCCATAGATTTCGGCTAACAATTCGATGTGATCGATAGACTTTCTAATCTTGTCCTTCTTGAAGTCTTCCATCAACTGGCGCTTTAGCATCTCCACGTCCAGTGGATTGCCGTCGATGTCCTTCAAGTCGTCTTCGATGTCGAAGTACTCGCCCGAGCCAAAAATCGCCTCCATGATCTCGGCGTGGCGCGTCTCCACCGCCTGCTGCGTCATCGGCGTGACCAGGCGGGAGCGTTCAGAATCGCGGGTCTTGTCTTCGACTGCCCATTCGCCACGGAAGATACGTTCGTATTCTTCCCAGCTCGGCAGGAAATTGATGTCTCGGTAGGTACGCCACCGATCACAATGATCAGTCACGAAAGAAACTAACTCTTTATCGGCCTCGTCTGGCTGATCAAAGTCGTTTTGGTCCATCTCACACTCCAGCGATCACGTCGATTGGTTCCCAATCATCATCCGCGTCGTCCGCAAAGTAAGAGGTTACGGCCAACTGGTCTATGTAGGACAATGCATCGGGCAGGTCATCATGCACGCCCTGCGCAGGAAACAACAGCAGTTGGTCGAGGAATGTTTCCCAATCGCCGTCTTCGTTTAGCACGATGCGTCCATGCTCGAAGCGACCTTGGAGTCCCCAGATTATCCGGTCGGCCTTTTTTCGGTTGCCGTGCGTCAGGTCAACTATGTGCGAATATACATTATTCTTCCGCATTAAGTCACTCAAATACGGCAAAACCGCGTTCTTTAGCGCCCCCCGCTCGATCCCCACCGACATCGGCCGGTAGTCGCGCATAGCCATTAGAATCTTCGCCGCCGTCTCCCGGATGTCCCACCGCCCGTGCCAGATGTCCTTCACCCACCACGTGCCGTCCTCGGTCACCTTCACAATCGCAATCGCCGACTCGTCCAGGCGCTTCTTAGAATTCGCCGCCTGCTTGGCCACTTCTTCAAACCCTGCCAGATCGACCGCCACGTAGTAACTGCCGTACTGCGGCTCGTCGCTGTACTTGATCCAGTCCTCCTTGAACACGTCCGACCCGGCGTTGTCAAAGCTCGCCATGTACTCTTGCTTAAATGCAAACGTCGATAGCGTCTTCTTCGCCGACTCGATCTCAGTCGGGTCAATCAGCGGGTTGTCCTTGGTGGTGAAGTGCCAGCTCTTCCAGTCGCTGTCGTCTTGCGTCTGCCCTAACTTGTACAAGTCGTGAAACCAATTCCTGCCCTTGGGCGTCCCAATGAACAGCCCCCGGCCCTTCTTGTCCGACAACGACGCCCGGATGACCTGCTCCCACGCCTCGGGCTTAATGTCGGCCACTTCGTCCAGCACGGCGTAGGTCAAGCTAACCCCCCGCAGCGTGTCCGGCCGGTCGGCGCCCCTAACGTAGATCGTCGCCCCATTGATCAGCGTGATGTCCTGGTTGTTGATATGACTGCCGGCGATCACGTCCCGCCCCAAGTCCAGCAACACGTTCCAGATAATCTGCCGCGCCTGCCCGTTGGTGGGCGCCACATACAGCACGGCCGACCCCGGTGGGCAGCGCAGCCCTTCAATCAGCAAAGTAGTCGCCGCCAGTCTGGATTTGCCACACCGGCGCCCGGCCGCGACGACCTTAAACCGCGTCGGGTCGGAGAAGACCGTCTGCTGCCACGGGAGGAGCTGAAAGTTAAGGTCAGCCATCGGTTGGACTCTCCATCTCGAGCGTCAGCGGCTCAGACGCGCTGGGCGCGCCGATCTGAAGTGGCGTGCCGTCCATACCTGTAATGTTGATGGTGACTGCGCTGCGCTGGCCGTTGGTCTTCTCGAACATACTGACCGGGAGCGTGCGGTCGACGCACATCTTTAGCGCCGCCATCTGGCCTGGGTGGCCATCTTCTAACGCAATGTCGATGATCTTTTGCACGACCGCCTTGCCGCGTCCCTCGATCATCATCCGGCGCAACTCCTTGATCTTCTGACTCTCAGTCATCGGCAGTTTGCGCGGTGCTTTGTATTCCGTTGCCATCGCTTTTTCTCCAGTTGGAAAGCTGTGGGCATTGTAGCCGGTTTGCTTTTTTTTGTGGGTTGGAGGTACCCGCGAATATTGTAACAGTGGGGCACCCCCTCCCCCCCATCAAGGTTAGTGAGTACTTACTATCGCTAAAAGCTAACGGCCACCTAGTGTCTGCCAGGTTAGTGAGTACTTACTTATGGCGGATTGCACGCGGCAATAGGCATTTTACATAATGCTCGTTATGCGGACATGATGCGCGATTGCCGGGGTCTGATAGCTTTTTGGTAATGGGTGAAAGCATGCGGCACCATTTCGCAGGCACCTGTACGGCCGCAAGCCTATATATCAAAAACCCTTAGTTGTCTGATTTCCGTATATCCGAAAGCAATATTGCTAACTTGTCATCACTTTTGACGCCGGCGTTATACAGTACTTGGTAACAGCTCAAAACGACATCAAGGCCTTTTGTAATATTTCCCGATCCGGCGGCCGCTAAAATATTTAGTTGCTCTTGCGTCAATTTTCTGTCGAATCTTTTGGGCGTCAATGTAGGTGGTTTTGGCATGGCATCAATATATAACTTTCTTAGATGTGGGTCATGTGGGCAATGTGGGTCATGCATTTTAAGTCAGCGCCGCTCCAAGTGTTAAATGTCAGCGCGGCCATTATTTCACATTTATGTGTAATTTCCGACAACTTGAAAAAAGAATGACCCACAACCCTATAAAATGCCCCAAAACCGTGACGTATCAACGCTTTTCCGTGGGTTGCGCCATGACCCACAAAAGACCCACAAAACCCCAAAACCGAGGCGTATCAACGCTTTTCCGTGGGTCATCCCACAACCCACAAAACGCGTTTTAGACCCCTAAAACCGCTAAAGTCCTTACACTTTCAAGGGTTATTCAAAAAACTGTAAAATATTCCTTGACAGCGGCATTTCGTGTGCTATCCTGCGCTTGTAACACAATCTTTTACACTAAATAAACGAGGGATTATCAAATGGCCACGCAAACATACGCACATATCTACAAGGCATGCAACAAAACCTGGAATCTGATTCTGTCAACTTGTCCAATGATTCGCGCTGAATTCGTTATCGCCGAATATAACGTCGCGTCGAAACCCGAAGCGAAACGAATCGCCAAAGCGCACGGCGCCAAGCCTTGGAATTACGTCTAAACCGAAACGGCCCGCGCAAGCGGGCCACTACAAGGGGCAAAAAATGAAAGATTCGACCGCACTAATTCTTACTTCAGTCTGTTTCAATATCTTGACTATTTGGGCCGTCATCATCGGCGCACCAATTGCAGGCTGCGCGGCGCTCGTTGGCGCTGGCGCCGCTTTACTCGGATTCGGTTTCTACAATCTGGCGAAACATAACTAATAGGGGCACGCAAATGACTAAACCTACCGTTGGCGATAAATTCGAAATGCTACTTTTTGGCAAGCTTCAGATGGTTACCGTATTGGCCGTATATAAATTCGGCACTATCGACGTCGAAACCGAATCCGGCGCATGTTTCCGCATGTCGGGCCTGTCATTCATTTAAGGGGCACGCAAATGAACGATAAACCGACAATTCTCGAAATGCTCGGTGGCGCGCTCGGCGCGCTACTGATGTGGGCATTCTTTTACTTCTTGCTGTCATTCTGAAAAGGGTTTAGTCATGAGCACACGTTTATATGTCTGTTACTGGAGTACCGCTCCGGACGTTATCGAGCGGCAGCCAATCGAGTTTTTTAACGCTGACAATGGTTACCACGCGGACGACGTCGCCGAGATCGACGATCTGTTGCTTGGTGAATCCATTGATTTGTCAGACGGCATGACTCAAAACCATTTCATTATGAGAGTTCAATAACCTACTGGAGGACGACATGAACGACAAAACTTATAACGGTTGGGCAAATTACGCCACGTGGCGCGTTAACTTGGAAATCTTCGACGGCCTCGATTTGATGGATTACGGTTGGCATAGGCTAGACGAATATGATCTCGCCCAAGCAATGAAAGACCACGCCGAGGAGCTGATCGAACAGACTAGCGACGAAGGCTTGGCACGCGATTACGCTCTTGCCTTCTTGCAGGATGTCGATTGGCGCGACATTGCCGAGCACTATATCTGCGACTACGCAAACGACGAACGCGACGACGAAACCGAGGAGGCTTAATCATGCAAACAATAAACGTCGACGGCACTACCTATAAAGTGAAATTCGACCGAGACCCGATCGAGCTTGCCAAAGCGGCCCGCAAGCCATACAAGCCAAAGAAACCGAAGGACATCCGCAAGTTTCCGACATGGGATCCGGCCGTTTCAACGGCCGAATATATCAAGCGGTTCGACAGTTTG